ATTTAATAACCCAACTAGGCCAAACTCAAACTGAGTTAAACAAATTAGGTAAAGATCTTCAAGAAAAATATGGTGAAGGGAGTATTGATCTGGAAACAGGCGAACTTACTTTAACAGAAGCACCCGAATCAACAGAATAAAATGATTTCTTGAGAAGGGTTTCAATATTTATAAGAAAATAATACTTAAATAAACACATAAAATGGCAGAAACTCTATTATCTCCTGGTGTATTAGCCCGAGAAACTGACCAATCATTTATCCAAGGCCAACCTGTACAAGCAGGTGCCGCTATTTTAGGACCTGCTGCTAAGGGTCCTGTTGGTATTCCAACATTAGTTACTTCATATAGCGAATATCAAGCAATTTTTGGGAGTGATGTTACTAGTGGTTCTCAACAATACGAATATTTAACCCAAACCTCAGCTAATAACTACTTCTCTCAAGGAGGAACTTCATTATTAGTTACTCGTGTTCAAAGTGGTAGCTTTACAGGTGCTACAAGTACTACAATCACCAATGATTATGGTGCTGGTACCGCTTCATTTGCATTAACCACCCTATCAGAAGGGGTTATTGCAAACAGCTCAGGGAGTGAAGGAAGTAACAACACCCTAACTAATGGTACTAAAGATAACATTCGTTGGGAAATTCAAGGAGCCAATACAAGTTCAGGAACATTTAGCCTTATAATCCGTAGAGGAGATGATAGCTCTAAACAAAAGAATGTATTAGAGACATGGCAAGGTTTATCACTAGACCCCAAAGCTTCAAATTATATTTCTAAAGTAATTGGAGATACCTCCTACACTGTATCTCAAGATGGTACAGATTACTATGTAAAATCTAGTGGTACTTATACTAATAAAAGTAAATATATTAGAGTAAGTGCTGTAAATTACCCAACCCCAGATTATTTCGATAATAATGGTACAGCTAAAGATGCATACACTGCTTCTCTCCCAGTAGATGGTTCAGGATCATTTGGTAGTGCTACAGGTACTTTATTTGATGGTCAAGAAGCTAAATTTAATGATTCTATATCTTCTGGTAATATTCAAGGTCTAGATCAGTTAAATTACACTGAATCAATCAATCTATTAAGCAATAAAGACGAATATAGATATAATTTAATTACTGCACCTGGGCTGAATTATAGTGACCATGGTACCGCAGTTAATTTATTAGTATCTACAGTAGAATCACGCCAAGATGCTATTGCAGTAATTGATTTAGATGGGTATAATACCAATATAGGAACTATTACTACTAATGCTGCGGCATTTGATAGTAGTTATGCTGCTTCTTACTGGCCATGGCTACAAACTCTAAACACAACTGGACAAACAGTATGGGTACCTGCTTCAACTATGATTCCTGGGGTATATGCCTTTACAGATGCTTCAAGTGATGCTTGGTTTGCTCCTGCTGGTCTAACTAGAGGTGCTTTAGGTAATGTAATTAAAGCTGAAAGAAAATTAACCTCTGGAAACAGAGACACATTATATGCTGCTAATGTTAACCCAATTGCTACATTCCCAGGAACTGGAGTTGTAGTATTCGGTCAGAAAACATTACAAAAACGTGCAAGTGCTCTTGATAGAGTAAATGTTCGTAGACTATTAATTGAACTGAAAAACTATATTTCACAAGTTGCTGATAACCTAGTGTTTGAACAAAACTCAATCGCAACCCGTAATAGTTTCTTAACTCAAGTAAATCCATACTTAGAAGGTATCCAACAACGTCAAGGATTGTATGCTTTTAAAGTAGTAATGGATGAAACAAACAATACTGCTGATGTAGTAGATAGAAATGAGCTAGTAGGACAAATTTATTTACAACCTACTAAAACAGCTGAATTTATTCTATTAGATTTCAACGTATTGCCAACTGGAGCCACATTCCCAGCATAAAAAATAAAAAATAGAATATTTATAATAAACAGAACATAAAATGGCAGTATTAGATAGCAACGAAATTTTTTACACAGCGTTTGAGCCAAAACAGCAAAATAGATTTGTAATGTATATCGATGGTTTTCCATCTTACATTGTAAAAGGAATGAGTGCTGTATCCGTTACTCAAGGGACAGTACGTTTGAATCATATTAACGTTCAACGTTATGTAAAAGGTAAAACAACTTGGGGAACAATTGATTTTACTTTGTTTGATCCTATTACTCCATCTGGAGCTCAAGCAGTAATGGAATGGGTTCGTTTACACCATGAATCAGTAACCGGTAGAGATGGTTATTCTGATTTCTACAAAAAGGATTTAACATTTAATGTGTTAGGGCCTGTAGGAGATATCGTATCTGAATGGGTTGTAAAAGGTGCTCTTATTACTAGTGCTACATTTGGTGAGTATAACTGGGATACTGAAAATTCAGCCCAACAAATCACAATGCAAGTACAACCAGATTATTGTGTATTAAATTTCTAAAAAACTTTCCCTCCACATATATTCCCTGAAAATGGCTTGCCTTAGTGCAAGCCTTTTCTTATCTTCATATTTATTATCGAACAAAAGTTATTATAAATAAAGATTATGGCTGATTTTAAGCTTCCAACTGAAATTGTTGAATTACC